AGAGTATTTCACCTAGATAGATATTGTGTGCAACGAGATGCTATGGGTAATATCTTATACATCTGCACTAAGGAATCCCTATCTTATATGTCTCTGTCTGAAGAGATGAAAGAACTCGTAGGTATCCAAGGTAATAGTGCTGATGAAGAAATCAATTTATACACAGCAGTGTGTCGTAAGGATGACCACTGGTTTGTTTACCAAGACATCAATGGTGTTCGTATCCCATCCTCAGAGGGTAAATACAAACTAGATAAGAACCCATTTATCCCACTACGCTTTACTCGTGTTGATGGTGAAGACTATGGTCGTGGGTATGTTGAAGAATATCTAGGAGACCTACAATCACTTGAGTCTCTTACACAAGCTATCGTTGAAGGTAGTGCAGCAGCAGCTAAAGTATTGTTCCTAGTTAATCCTAATGGAACTACTAGAGCTAAGACACTAGCAGAGTCACCTAATGGTGCTATCTCTCAAGGTAATGCAGCAGATGTATCAGTCCTTCAACTAAATAAATTTAATGACTTTAGAGTTGCCCAAGAAACTATCAATACAATTAAAGATAGACTTGGACACGCTTTCTTATTGACATCAGGAGTTGTTCGCCAAGCCGAGCGTGTGACTGCTGAAGAAATAAGAATGTTAAGTATCGAGTTAGAGTCTGCCCTGGGTGGTCTCTACTCATTACTAAGTACAGAACTTCAGATGCCTATGGTCAACAGACTATTGGTAGTAATGAAGAAAAAGAAATCATTACCTGAACTACCTAAGAATGTTGTTAGCCCTGTTATTATTACAGGTGTTGAAGCACTAGGTCGTGGTAACGATTTACAGAAACTTGACTTGTTCCTAGCTGGAGCAGCACAAGTTGTTGGTGCAGAAGCAGTAGCTCAATTCGTTAATGTAAGTGAATACTTTAAGCGTAGAGCTACATCACTTGGTATCAAAACTCAAGAGCTTATTAAGTCTCCTGAACAGATGCAACAAGAAGCTCAAGAAGCCCAACAAGCAGCGATGATGCAGGCTGCTATACCTAATGGTGTAAATGCTATTAGTAACCAAATATCTAACGCTCAAGACGGAGCGAATATGAATCAACCTATAAGCGAGTAATATGGAAAGAGTAGTAATACAAGAACACAGTGAGGAAGAAAATATCTCACTTGAAAAGCAAGCTGAAATGCAAGATGAAGCTGCTAAAGCTAGAGGTCAAAGTATTGAATCAGAATCAGAAAAGATTGAAGAGACTGAGACACCTATTGAAAGTGAACGCCCTGAGTGGTTACCTGAAAAGTTTGAATCTCCTGAAGATATGGCTAAAGCCTATGCTGAAGCTGAGAGAAAACTATCAGAGCCAAAGGACACTAAGGAAAGTAAAGAAGCTAAACCTAAAGAAACTTCCGAACCTTCTAATGATGTCATCTCAAGTGCCACTGAAGAATTTACAAACAAAGGGGAGCTATCTGAAAAGACTTACGAAAGTCTTGAGAAAGCTGGTATCCCTAAAACTATGGTCGATGCGTATATCGCAGGACAGCAATCATTAGTAGATGCTCAGACTAACACTATCCACGAAACTGTTGGAGGTGTATCCGAGTATAACGCTATGGCTACATGGGCAGGTGAAAACTTAGCTGATGATGAGTTAGATGCTTTCAATACTATTGTAGAGAGTGGAACTGTAAGCCAAGCAACTGTTGCAGTTAAAGGTTTATATGCTCAATACAAAGCTCTAGGAGGTGGTGAGCCATCACTAGAAAAAGGTGGCACTTCTGCTGCTGACGCTGGGGCTAAACCATTTGGTTCTGCTGCTGAAGTCACAAGAGCAATGCGTGATGCAAGATATGCTGAAGACCCTGGATATAGACAAATGGTCGAGAAGAGACTAGCAGTCACAACCGCAATATAATATTATGTCAACCGAATTATTAGCAATGATGGGTGGTTCAGCAAGTGGATTCATATTTAAATTTATGTCTACTTTAGTTGCCAACCAACAAGCAAACTTAGATGCCCTTCTCAAGAAACAGAAAGCTACTGATGAAAGTCAAAACCAAGCAGCAAAGCGTGGAGGAGAATGGGTAAGAAGATTGATAGTGGTAACAGTTCTCTTTGGAGTTGTTGTTGCACCTTTCATTCTTGCACATAGTCCTGAAGGTGTAACTGTAGGAAGTAGTAAAGAGTTCTTATTTGGATTAATTAATTCTACTAACTACGAGACCTTATCAGGATATGTAATCCTACCTGAGATAAGACAAACTGTTCTTGCTATAGTAGGTTTCTACTTTGGTTCGTCTACAGTTAAATAAAGATATGAATGAAATTATTAGTAATATTAACTTTAATTGCGTTCCTAATCCCTCAATTAAAAGCAAATGAAAATCTGTCAATCTCCCAATTCGTGTCAAAAATCCCTTTGTGGGAAGTGTATCCGAACAGTAGTCCAAAAGTTATTGGAGACAATGGTAAGGCTTATGGCTTCTATCAAATCACTTCTATTATGGTCTCTGACTACAATCGTATCGCTAACAAAAATCTTGTACACGAAGATTGTTTTGACCCTAAACTATCTCAAGAAATTGCTTATACAGTTCTGTCGCATTACTCTAATTATATTAAAAGACTAGGCGAAGAGCCTACTGTAAAGCATTGGTTGTTTATATGGAATGGTGGTGGAGGTGCTTGGAGACGAGTACATAGCCCCATCAACGACAGAAAGCAACTACGATTGGAAGCATACGCTAAACGAGCTATGACCTTCCTATAACTTTCGTTTAAGATTAACAAGCACAATGCCCTCTGAGGAGGATAACATTTGGTAAGCAGATAATCGAAGACAAAAACAATAAACTAAAACTAACCCCTAATATAGAAAGACTATAAAACTATGGCTAATGGAAATACATCCCCTAGTAGAAGTGGTCTGATTTCAGGTGGTTCTGACAATGATGCGTTGTTTCTCAAAGTCTTCTCAGGAGAAATCTTGACTGCTTTTGAGCAAAACAATGTCATGAAAGACCTACACTTAATGAGAACTATCTCAAGTGGTAAGTCTGCTCAGTTCCCTGTTTCAGGAATCGCTACTGCTAAATATCATACACCTGGTGTCAACATCGCTGACTCAGGTAACTCAATGTTAAGCTCTATTGGAATGAACGAGCGTGTCATCACTATCGATGATGTTCTTGTATCATCTACATTCATTGCTAACATTGATGAATTAAAGCAACATTACGATGTTCGCTCAATATACGCTGCTGAACTTGGTAAAGCTCTAGCTAAAAGATTCGACATTGCTACAATGAAGACTCTATTTGCTGCTGCTGGTACAGGTGCATCTGCTCCTCAAGCTGGTGGTAACACAATCTCTGCTGCTAACACAACTACTGCTGCTGGTATCATTGACGCATTATATACTGCTGCTACTAAGTTAGACGAAGTAGACGCTCCAAGTGAAGGTCGTTACGCTATCGTTACTCCTGCTCAATACTACAAACTATTGACTGCTGATAATATTGCAATCAACAAAGACACCTCAAATGGTTCTGCTGATGTTACTAAAGGCACAATCGTTGAAGTCGCAGGTATCCAACTCAAGAAAAGTAATAACTTCGCTGAAATCATTGCTGAAGGAAACATCTCAGTTGACCAGTCAAGTGCTGACAATGATGATGGTTCATCAAACAATGATGTATTCGGTGGAAGTGGAGTAGGTTACAATGGTGACTTCTCTGCACTTAACAACAGTGGTGAACATGGTATCCTTGTTGGTACTAAAGAAGCTATTGGTACTGTTAAGTTACTTGACTTAGCTACTGAGTCTGAGTACCAAATCGAGCGTCAAGGTACATTATTCGTTGCTAAATATGCAATGGGACATGGTGTACTACGCCCTGAGTGTTCAGTGAAGATTCTTCCTGCATAAACATTCTTAACTCTAAGCCCTCCTTGGTAATCCCTTGGGGGGCTTTTTTTTTATTTTATGAAAAGAAAAGGTGTATCATTACGAAAAGAACATAAGTCTAAGAAAGGTGGACTGACCAAGAAAGGTCGTGACTACTACAACAAGAAGACAGGTTCTAATCTTAAAGCCCCACAACCTGGTGGCGGAGCTAGAAAGCGTAGCTTCTGTGCTAGGATGTCAGGTGTTAAAGGAGCTATGAAAGATTCTAAAGGTAG